CGGGGCCGTGTGCACCGAAAGGTGCACGCCTATTATTATTTCTAATAATAGTAGATGGGTTCTTCCATTAAGTGTATGGTACACTTAATAGGTTGCAAACTTACCAATCTCAGCATTCCTCTTCCTTCAATGGGACAGATTTAGGATACATGAGTTTATGTAACTCAATAATCATATGGTCTCTGGATTTAATTCCAGATGATCTATTATCTCTGTCTCACATTGATAACTTTCTTCCTTTAATTAATACATCTCTAATAAGAGATACATCAGTTAAAAGATCGATAGCATCCTTATGAGAGGATTGTTGGTCAATTCTTCTTGATATATCAAGAATACATTGATCTAGATCCTTCACAATGATGTGAAGAGGATGTTCAGCAGATTCTAAGCCGTACCCTCTAGTGGTTTTTAAATTACCACCCCCAAGTTCTGATTTTAGTTTCATTAAAGAACTAAAACTTTGAGCTACTGATTCGCCGACAAGCTCTAGCTTATGCATGAGCAGGCCTAGATGAGCACCGGATGTCTGTTTCCATTCATTCGGGTAAACAACTAGTTTGTCTGGACTAAGAGGTTCCAATGGTGATAATTCATCATTGATCTCTTTAAAGGATATAATCAGGAGAACCTTTTCTCTATCTTTCTTAAAAAGAAGAGAGAGGAAAGAGTCTAAAATTTGACTCACTTCCAAGGTATTGTTATCACTTAAAATGATACTTGTACCCACCGTGTCTCTAAGTCATTTAATCAAGTCAATGGTTTTTCACCATTGGTGTTGACTAAAGATCTCTTCGAACGCAATAGGACTAAAAGGGGTGTATTCCACACCATCACAGAAGATATACTTCGCAAATTCTGCGGAGTGTCCTACGACCTGGTTTTCAGGTACGTAAGATTTGTTCTCTGATATATTCATTCCTAATTTAAGAATGATATCCTTATATTCTGAAGCCATCATTTTATTGTAGATGACAATGTCATCACCTAAAATGTATCATGGTCTGTTTTCGATTGAGAGTTTTAATCTAATGTACTCACACACCATGTGATGTGTGATTGCCATAGCAGGTCAACTACAATACGATCCCATGGGTTGTCCTACTTCATAGTAGGTAAACCTATTGATATCATGTACAAATGGTTTAACCTTCATAAGGTCAAGTCAAGAGTACATAATCTTATCTAAGGAATCGGTTGATAAATCACTATTCATACTAAGTAATCCCTTTAGAGTGGCCAACTGAGTTTCAATTGGTCATCTATCGGTTGCTGCTGTAAGATCAAATGATCATACATCAGTATTCTTAGTTAAATATTTTACCTTAAGTGCTACTTCTCTTTGTCGAAAAGTTGCATCACAAGGGTGATTTCTTAATCAATTCATCATTGATAAGTGGAAAGGATGTAGTAACTCTTGATATAAGTAGTTTTGAACGAAGATAACTCTTGTTTTACCCCCTTTATCGGGAATAAAAACTAGTTTAGCTTCATTTAATTTACTTGTATCAATACCTGTTTTGGTTTCATCATCACATTTAAGTGTTTGATTATCACCTAGTGATCTGATTTCATCCAATTCAGTTTTAGAGTAATCATAATTACTTAATGCATTATACATGCTGAAAAGATCAGGTCTATTAA